GATGACAGTGCATTACTTGTTGATGGGGTGTTGTCGAAAATTGTTGGTCCAGTAGATACGCAAGGACCGTTATACATTGATAGTGTTCCTATTGCAACTTCTGGAAATGATATAGTTCTTACATCAATATTACCATCAGGGCTTAGTACTACAATTGGATCAGTTTCAAGTCCATTTAATACTGTATATTCAAATCAATTTGTTGGTAGCATTACAGGCGATGTAACAGGAAGTTTATTTGCAGACGATTCAACGCTCATGATTGATGCAGTTGATAACAAAGTGATTGCTTCATTAACAGGTGATGTGACAGGTAATGTTGTAGGTAACTTAACAGGTAACTCAACAGGTTATCATACAGGCGATATAAAAGGTAGTGTATTTGGTGATGACTCTACTAAGATTATTGACTCGGTCGAAAATAAAATATACGGCGATGTTATTGGAACACACACTGGAAACATATTTACAAACTTAATTGACAGTGCAGATAGTAGTGCAATTACTGTTACACCGATGACAGTGTTTAGCAGTGATGTTAGTGTACAAAACGAATTAACTGCTCCAGTAATTAACGCAGGAAACATAGTTAGCACAGGCTTTGTACAGTTTAGCAGTTTAACTACCACACAGCGTAATGCACTAGCTGCGGTGAATGGAATGGTTATTTACAATTCCACTGATAATAAATTTCAAGGCTATGAAGATAGTGCTTGGGTTAACTTGGTATAGGGTGGATAGATAGATGAGTAAACTAACAGTAAACATTGGAACATCCGCAAACGATAGAACAGGTGACTCAATACGCTCAGCGTTTGAAAAGATTAATACTAACTTTACAGAATTATATACTGAGCTAGGATTAGATAGCGGTGGACTTAATTTAGGTGCGTTCGAGTTTGCAGGTAGTGTAATGACTACAACAGATTCAAGTGCTATTACAGTTGCGCAAAACACTACTGTAGACGGTAACTTAACTGTTACTGGCGATATTACAGGCTACATAAGTTTAGCAACATTAAAAACTGAAGTAGCAGCAAGTGCTGACTTTGCAGCATTTAAATCAAGAATAGCAGGATTATAGGAGCGTATAGATGACAATCAGTTTAATTAACATTGGTAACATTGTAAACGACGGACTTGGTGACGATTTACGCACTGCGTTCCAAAAAGTAAACACAAACTTTTCAACACTAGAAACAGAATTAACAATTACTGCAACTAACCAAGGTGCAAACGGTGTTAATGTTTTTAGACAAAAAACTGGGGCTAATTTAGAATTTAGAAAATTAGTGGCTGGAACTAAAATGCAACTAGACCAAGGTGAAGAAGCAATTGTTGTTTCAAGCACAGCACCAGATGCATTTACTAGAATTGATACTGATGCAGGTAGCATGTATGCTAATGTGCATCAACAAATAACTTTTGAAGGCACAAGTGCTCCGCTATCAGAAAACGGTGTTAAAGACATTGAAGTTACTTCTGTAGGTAGTACTATAAAATTTAAAACTATTATACCTGTTACAGAGTACTTAACAACATACGACTTTGGGCCTGTTGGGTCAGGTCTTTTTGAAAACGCAATACAATTGGCGCTACAAGGTTCTAATATTGATTTTGGTACACTCACATACGCTTCGGGAATCAATTTAGATGTCGGCGGATTGTCATAGGGAGTTACAACTAAATGGCAATTACTTGGATTACGCCTGCAGGAGATTTAGGAACTTTTGAAGAAAGAGTTACTGTAAATATTCCTATTCAAGCGTCTACTGACTCTGGTCAACCAATTTCATACACTATTATTGCAGGTAAACTTCCTATAGGTTGTATATTACGTGATGGTGTTATCAAAGGAGCACCTGGCGAAGTTACAAAAGTTACACAATCAAAGTTTGTTATCAGAGCTAATGATGGTACAGACGGCTGTATGGATAGAACATTTAGTATGTCTATTGATGGTGCTGACTTTCCAGAATGGATTACAACTGCTGGATATTTAAATGTTGGTAACGGCGATGCATACTTTGTACTAGATGATTCAGAAGTTAACTTTCAACTCGAAGCAACTGATAAAGATTTAATTGCAGGGGAAACTTTAAAATACTATATTGTTCCTAATAGTGGATTATTACCTCCTGGATTATTACTGTCCGAAACCGGTAACATTTCTGGGTTTACACAGCCAGTTCAAGCAGTAGCATATAACTCAAATGAATCAGGAGCATACGACACACACTCGTTTGATACTGTTCCGCTTGACATTGCAAAAAATACTTCAACAGGATTTGACACATACTTTTATGATAATACAAGGTATGACTTTTCAGAAGGTAGTAGAATACCTGATAAGTTAAGTAGAAGTTATACATTTAGTGTTGCAATTACAGACGGTATAAATGCTGTACATAGAACATTTAAAATATATGTTGTAACTGAAGAATTTTTACAAGCAGATAACACATTGATGCAAGTTGACACAAACTTGTTTCAAGCAGACTCTAGTAGAGATAGACAACCACTATGGATCACTCCATCATACTTAGGCAAGTATAGAGCTAACAACTTTTTAACTTTACCATTAGATGTATACGATCCGCCAACCCTGTCAGGAACTATTACATATTTTTTAGTTGCTAATAATCCAGATGGTACTCCAAGTACATTGCCGCCGGGGCTAACATTAGATACAGTAACAGGTGACTTATCAGGCGTTGTTCCTTATCAAGCTGCTGTTACTGAAAATTATAAGTTTACAATGAGAGCTGTAAACTTTCCAGTAAGTCTTGCAAAAATTAACTATGTGCTCACTGGCGACTGGAGCAGTTTGCGTACTTATAACGTTAACGATGCTGTTGTAGTTGATGGACTAATTTATATTTGTATTGAAGCACACCTTAATAAATTACCAACTGACACTAATTATTGGATACTAGGAGTTTCATCAGCTGAAAGAACATTTAATGTAGACATCATTGGTGAAATTGAAAGTTCAATTTCATGGATTACCCCTAGTGATAGAGGTACTATTAAACCTAATGATCCTAGCAACATATACGTTGAAGCAAAAAGTTTGTTATACGGTGGAAGATTACTTTACACACTAGAGAGTGGATCACTTCCACCTGGCTTAGAATTTCTACCTACAGGGTTAGTTCAAGGAAAAGTAAAACAATTTCAGGATAATAAAGGCTTAGGTTTAACTAGATTCTTTGATCGAGATAGTGCAGGCGAAGATTCATCAACATTGTCAAGAGATTTCAGTTTAACATTTGATCAAACAACTACAAGTTTTGACAAAGAATTTAGATTCACTATTAAAGCACAAGACGGTGCAAATTTTGCTGAAAGTTTAAGAACATTTAAACTTAAAGTAGTTGCTGACAATCAAAAAGTATTTTCAAACATATATGTTAAAGCATTACAGTCTAAGCAGAAAAGATTAAATTGGTTTAATTTTATTACAGATTCTACAATATTTAAAGCAGAAGAAATATATCGATACGGAGACCAAAATTACGGTATCCAAAGTGAACTAAAAGCACTACTGTTTGCTGGGATTGAAAGTAAAACAGCACAAATGTTTGTATCTGCTATGGGGCAGAATCACTACAACAAACGTTTTACGTTTGGTAATATTAAACAAGCAGTAGCAAAAGACCCATTGACTAATAACACATTATATGAAGTAGTATATGTGGATCTTGTTGATGATTTAGAAAAAAATGGTAAAAGTATATCGCAGGTAGTAGAACTAAAAGATAACATTAATAGTAAAATAATTGTAAGTTATGACGCAATTACTATTGATAGTGATGTTCCGCTAGTTAGCGACTCAGATCATCAAAGAATTTTTCCTAATTCAGTAAATAACATGCGTAAGAGAATACGTACATTAGGAGACAGAGATCGAGGATTTTTACCGCTTTGGATGAGAAGTATCCAAAATACCGCAACATATGAACTTGGGTTTACTAAAGCACTAGTGTTATGTTATACTAAACCAGGGAAGTCTCAAAAAGTAGTAGCAAGAATTAAAGCAAATGGCTTTGATTTTAAGACTATTAACTTTGAAGCAGATCGTTATATCGTAGATATAATTGATGGGCAAATTGAGGATAAATACATTGTATTCCCGCAACGTGGAGAGAAAAGACCGTGAGTAATATAAATTATTTAAGCATTAATGAAAATTTTCCAGTGGCTGGTGCCGATAACGACACTCAGACATTTAGAGATAATTTTGATACAATTAAAACAAGTTTGCAAACTACTAAAACAGAAGTACAAGCACTTGAAGATACTACTGCTAGATTAACAAATCCAGGTGGTGGTGCGTATGTTAACGACTTTCAGTTAAACCAAATTACTAGATCTGTATTTTTAAACAATAGAGAAAAAACTAATAATCTTGGTACTGTTCCGTTAGTCGGTGGCACAGTTACTGAAATTGATTTTCAAACTGGTTCTTACTTTATACTTGCAGCATCTTCAGCGTTAAACTTAAACTTTACTAATCTTGCAGGTGATCCTGCAAACGGTGAAGAAACTGCTACCCAAGGTGGCGTAAGTAAAATAACTTTAGAACTTCGCACATCAGGTGCAGGTGATAGAGCTGTTACATTTACAACAACTGGTGGTACTGTTATTAAGAAAGATGCTAACTTTCCTGCAAGCCTTGTAATATCATCAACAACTAATCCTACGTTTATTGAAGTTTGGAGACATGACCAAACAACAATCTTTATGAAATACTTGGGCATCTATAGCTAATGTTCCATCCATTAGAGAAAGATCTTAGTGAGATGAAGACAGTTGATGTTGAACAAAAGCTGTCTGAATTGAACAAAAAATATTACCTAGCCGCACGTTTTGGCAATCAAGACCTATTGACACAACTCCAAACATTTGTTATAATATATAGAAATGAGCTTTCACAAAGAGCCATTAATATGAAATTTGAAGAACAAGACCAGGATTTGGATCAATTGATTAATGTGGACTAAAACAAATACTACTGAACAACTAATTAAGGGCATAGTAAAATATGGTCCTAACATCTTAGAAAACTGTATATGTAACGATGACCTTACAGTTTACAAGAACAGAATCTCTCAAGAATTCTTAGATTACCCATTACCTAAGACTGATATCGATCATTCTAATTGGTTCGTGCCTCAAAAATATAGAGACATGAATATCATTGACTTTGTACTATCAAAGACACAGAACGAAGAACAATATCAAAGAGCAGTAATTGAATTAACAGAATTTGAAAACAGAAATTTATTTCCACTACTTAAACAAATGGTATATATAATAGACACACTAAGACAACACAATATTGTTTGGGGTGTTGGTAGAGGTAGTAGCGTAGCTAGTTATGTACTCCACTTACTAGGGGTCCATAAGATAGATAGTATTAAATACAATATACCATTAAATGAGTTTTTTAAAGAAGAACCCAAAACATAGGAGAATAAGTTATGGCACTAGTAAAAAGTATGAGAGGCAAGGAAGTTGACATGGAAAAGTTAAATCTTAGAAATGAAGAAACTCCTGCTGTAGGAAATGCAAAAGTAAATGCTCGCGGTGACGAATTAGGCGCTGGTGGTGCAATTGTTCGTACAAGAGAAGAAGTATTAGCAGACTACTACAAACAAAATCCAAGGGCTATTAAAGAAGAAATTGTTAGTCGCAAAAAATAATTAGTTAGGATAAGAAATGATTAAAGGTAAAGTTAAACCAATCCACGATAATGTATTAGTATACGATATGCACTTCGGGGAAACAACCACATCAGGTGGAATTATCATTGGAAATGATGATGGTAAAGCACATGGTGTTAAGGCTCGTTGGGCAAGAGTTTATGCTAAAGGTCCTGCGAACAAAGACGAATACGAACCAGGTGATTGGATTTTAATTGCACACGGTCGTTGGTCAAGAAAGATGAAAGTAGACTGCCCCGAACTTGGTGAAGTTGAAATTCAGAAAGTCGAGGTAGAATCGATCCTTGTCGCAGCCGACAAAGATTACGAACCTAGCCTATCATATTACGGCGAAGAATATAGCCACGGATCTACTGCTAATTTCGATCCGGGCATGTTCGGCGCAAATTAATAAGCGTAAGCGATTTCAGGCATTAATCTAAAGGTTAATGCTTTTCGCGGACCTTGGGTCGTGTTTATTGTGACCTCCCCTGACTTCTCGTGAAACTCAATCTTAGTAATAATTGCTCGCTTGTTGTTTTTACCAACAAGGATTTCTTGACCTACTTCTAAGTTTAGTGAAAGATTCTTAATCATGGGTTGTTCTCCTGTTAACCAGCGATTGCTGTTAAAAATATTTAGCTTAGGGGTTGACAACTATTAAACACTACTATATAATAAAGAGTAACATAAGGAGAAAGACTGTTGAACAACGTAGACTTAAATCGCTATCAAGAATTTGTAAAAGAAGTAACTAGTACAGCAAGTAATAATACTGCTGAACTATCAAAAACACTAGATAGCCTAGAAACCCAAAGTGGTGTTAACATGGCACTACTACTAACAGGCTCGATTGGAATGGCGAGTGAAGGAGGCGAATTTGCAGAAATTGTTAAAAAATGTATCTTCCAAGGTAAACCACTTGACGATGAAACTATATTTCATGCTAAACGAGAACTTGGCGATATTATTTGGTATTGGATTAATAGCTGCAGGGCTCTTAGTATTGACCCTAACGAAGTAATTGCTGAAAATGTAAACAAACTAAAAGCTCGTTATCCGGGCGGAGAGTTTGATGTACATTATAGCGAAAACAGAAAAGATGGCGATCTCTAAAAAGGACAACGATATGACAGTAGGAATTACGTTTAGTAGTTTTGATTTATTTCATAGTGGACATGTTGCTATGCTTAAAGAAGCAAGTGAGCATTGTAACTACTTAATTGTAGGACTACAAACGGATCCTACTATCGACCGTCCTGAAAAGAACAAACCTATCCAAAGTGTGTTTGAAAGATATGTACAACTAAAAGGTTGTTCGTATATTGATGAAATTATCCCTTACGAAACCGAGCAAGATTTACTAGATATACTGCTAACTTATACTATTGATCGTAGATTTATTGGTGAAGAATATAAGAAAAAAGATTTCTCTGGTAAACAGATTTGTGTTGACAAAGGCATAGAAATATATTATAATAAAAGACAACACTCATTTAGCACATCTAATTTGAGAAAACGAATAAGCGAGGCAAACAAATGAAAGAACTTTGGGTAGAAAAGTATCGTCCTAATACAATAGATGATTATGTGTTTAAGGACAATCATCAGAAAGCACAAGTACAAGCATGGGTTAGCGATGTAAGTATTCCGCACTTGTTGTTTAGCGGTAGTGCAGGCATTGGTAAAACAACAATGGCTAAGTTACTAGTTAATGAACTAGGCATTGAAGAGTTTGACGTATTACAAATTAACGCATCAAGAAACAATTCAGTTGATGACATTCGAGATAAGATTACAAACTTTGTACAAATGATTCCTTTTGGTCCGTTCAAAGTTGTATTGCTTGATGAGGCTGATTACTTGAGTCCTAACGCACAAGCAGCATTGCGTGGTGTAATGGAAGAGTATCACAGTACATCGAGATTTATTTTAACGTGTAACTATCCTAATAGAATTATTCCTGCTATCCATAGTCGTTGTCAAGGCTTTCATATTGAAAAGATTGACCAAACAGAGTTTACTGCTCGTGTAGCAACTATTCTTGTAACTGAAAATATTGACTTTGATCTTGACACTCTTGACAGTTATGTAAAAGTAGCGTATCCAGACTTACGTAAGTGTATTAACATGGTACAGCAAAACGTAAGCGGAACTAAACTTAGTGCGCCAAGCAAAGGTGACGAGGGCGAAGCTGACTGGAAGTTTGAAATGGTTGAGTTATTTAAAGCAGGTAAGATTACTCAAGCTAGAAAACTACTGTGTGGTAAAGTACGTGCTGAAGAAATGGAAGAGATTTATCGTTGGTTATATGATAACTTAGAAATATTTGGTGAAGAAGAAAAACAAGATACAGCAGTTATTATTATTAAACAAGGTCTTGTTGATCACGCATTAGTTGCTGATCCAGAAATTAACTTGGCTGCAACACTTATTAAACTGGCGAGGCTATAGTGGCTCATTTAGTAGATGACAAATGTATAATGTGCAAACACACAACGTGTGTTAGCGTATGCCCAGTAGACTGTTTTTACGAAGGTGAAAACATGTTAGTAATTAACCCAGATGAATGTATTGATTGCGGCGTGTGTATTCCTGAATGCCCCGAAGATGCAATCTTTCAAACAGATGATACAGAAAACAAATGGTATAAGCATAATCAGTATTTTTCCGAAACAGCTAACTGGCCTAACATTGTAGATCAAAAGCCGCCTATGGATGAATACGAAAAGTATACTCAGAGTGCAGAAGATAAGACGCACCTGTTTAAGGCTATACCCGCAATACAAATAGACTAATGAAAATTAAAATAGAAGTAGAAGTAGACACATCTCAACAACAAGATCAAAATCTTATAGACGAACTCATTGAGCTTTTAGACTCGCTCCGCGATAGATTCCAAGAAGAATAAGGGGGAGTTTAACCCCCCTTATCTAATTACTCGTCGCCGTACATTTGTAAAATTTCTCTTACAGCTTCATGTCTTTCGATATCACTGTGATCAAACTGACAGATATCAACATATTGATGGTTCTGGAAGTTGTTATACAACCCAAGGAACTCTAATAACCCGTTACTTGAAGGCCTATCAGCCTGTCCTAAGTCACCGGTTACCACCATCTTGCTTCCTTCACCTAACCTAGTGAGAAGCATTTTCATCTGATTAGGCGTTGCATTTTGCATTTCATCTGCTATAATCACAGAGTTTTTAAATGTTCTGCCACGCATGTATGCTAAAGGACTAATTTCAAGTACCTTTTCACGCATCTGTCTTTCAACTTCAGCCTGATTAAAATTGTCTCCGAACACATCAAATATAGGTCTCGTCCATGGTGCCATCTTTTCTTCTAGCGTTCCTGGTAAAAACCCATGCTGCTCGTCAACACTAACTGCCGGTCTCGTAATAACAATTTTTTCAAAATTCGTATCTTTCCATTGATCAATAGCCCATTGTACACCCAGCATAGTTTTACCTGTGCCTGCTGGTCCAATTGCAAACACAATGTGTGTGCGATTGTCATTTAACATTTCTAAATATGTTTCTTGAGATTTGTTTTTAGGTGTAATTACTACACGTTTTTTCTTTTGATTAATGTTGATTACATTATTATATGTGGAGTGGGAAGTTTGTTGATGAGATTGTTGTTTTCTTTTTGACTTCATATTAAGCATATCCTCCGTGCTTTGTGGGTATTCGAGCAAGGACGTAACAACAGTATTGATGACATAGGTCCGTGTTCGAACATATAAGTATTTACTCGTTCTGTCCATTTATAAAGCTCTTAGTTTAATTTTGAGCATAAATACATATATACAAATAGGGACAAGACTAACATGGCAAGTACTAAAGATATCATTGCAAACATTGAACAAATTTACGGGTCTAACAACAGTTTAAACCTACTCAAAGACTTTGAGCGTGTATTCGACGAATTAGATGTATATGTGTTTGACGGATGGCTTGACGGTGAATTAGTAGCCGGTCCAAAAGAAAGTAGATACTTTGTTGAGTGTACATTTATGTGGCCTCACAAAGAAATGCCTGAACCTGAGGGTGGAAAGAGACTTTTAGAGTACGGGTGTAAGGTACAGTTTGCAGAATCAGCAGTTGCTAAAGTTAGAAAAATTAAAGATGTAAATGATATCCGTCCTGGAACTAGAAAAGGTAAGATCGACTACGAAGACATTTGGATGGTAAAGATTACTATGCCAAAACGTTTAATGAAAAATATCGACCGTGGATATAAAAACCTTGACAAGAACAAAGTACAAGACATATTGTCTAATAATGCTGTTAACATGAACCTTGAACCTGCAGACGAACAAGCTCAAGCTCAAGCAGCAGAAACATCAGAGGTCCCAGCAGATGTATAAAGTATTAGAAGAAGGATTACGCAAAGGTGATTTAGAAGATCTAATCTATCCAATTTTTGAAGTAGATAAGTTTAGATCTAAAATGGGTGAAGACCGAGACGTATGTGTTGTTACGTTTCAAGCTAAAGATAGATATCCTGCAAAAGATTTAATGGAGTTTATTGAAAAAGGATTTTCTTTTGTTCTGGACGCAGATGTTAGTTCAGGTGAAAACGAAGAAGGCGAATATTCAGTATTTGTTGAGATTGAAAGAAGTAAACAAATAGCAGAGCAAGTTAAAGAATTAATTTACGGTATTTCAAAACTAACTAATATTAACGAGTGGAAGTTTCAGTACTACAAAGACGATACTACTAGAGATGTAACTACTGAAAATTTAAAAGAAGTAATTCCAGCTGATGGGCAAATGTACGAAGCAAAGATGGCAAAGTTTAGAGTCAACGAAGTTAAATCTTTCTTTAGTAAAACCTTAATGGATAACTTAGAATTACAAGACGACTTAATTACTATCTATAAACCATTTAATAAAACTGTTAAGTTAAGATGGATTAAAGAAGGAAGAACGAAAGATATAATCGAAGGGATCGATGCACCAACGCAAATTGATGTAGGCGCCAGTTCAGAAACATTTTGGTTAAGCAAAGTGTTAGGCGACTACAATATTAGCAAAATGGGCGATAACTTCTTGTTCACAAATGGCGACAAAGCCATGTTATTACAAAGGGCAGATTAATGTTTAAATTAGAAAAAGGGCATCTGGAAAAACTTATTCCAGGTAATAAAAATGTAGACGGATGGCATGCGGCACTTGTAGATGTGCTACCTAAATACGGTATTGACACAGAAAGACGCATGGCGCACTTTATTAGCCAATGTGCTCATGAATCAAATAACTTCCGTAGTTTAGAAGAAAACTTAAACTACAGTGAAAAATCACTACTTGCTGTATTTGGACGTTACTTTGGTGATGCACCAAAAGCTAGTGCAGCAGAATATGCACGTAACCCAGAAAAGATTGCAAACCGTGTTTACTTCGACAAGTATCGTAAGTACAAGATGGGCAATACAAACGAAGGTGACGGTTGGTTGTTCCGCGGACGTGGACTAAAACAACTTACTGGTCGTGAGAACTACACCAAGTTTGGTGCTAGTGTAAATATGACAGCAGAAGAAGCAGCAGAATATGTTGCAACTCCAGCTGGTGCAGTAGAGTCAGCATGTTGGTTTTGGAATGCAAAGAACCTAAATAACATTGCAGACACAGATGATGTTACAAAGATGACTAAAATTATTAACGGTGGTAACATTGGACTTGAGTCGCGTCAGACACGTTATAAGAAAGCAATGGAAGTATTTGGTAACCCTGTAACACTTACAGATGATGCAGGTGATGACGATTTTGAAATTGATGACATTGGTGTACTACGTAAAGGTTCACGTGGCGAAGGCGTTAAAATGATGCAAGAAGCATTAGGCGTTGGCGCAGACGGAGCATTTGGTCCTGGTACAGAACGTGCATTAAAAGAATGGCAAACTACTAACGGCTTAACTGCTGATGGTATTGCTGGTCCAAAAACACTTGAGAAATTACTAGGATAAACGTATGTTTAGTTCAATCAAGATTGCAATAGTATTAATAATGTTAGCTGGTGCAGGTGGTGGCGTAGTGTACGTTAAAACTTTAAAGTCAGATCTTGCTGTTAGTGAAGCTAACAACGTAAAGCTAACAACAGCAGTAGGTGAACAAAAAGCAGCACTAGAACAAATGCAAAAAGATTTTACAGCAATTAATGTTGCTAAAAACAATCTTGAAGATCAAACTAGAGTGTTAAACGCTGAACTTAATAATCTTAACGATAAGTTTAACAAAATAAATGCAAGTGGTGAGAAACGTGACATTGGTAACTTGGCTCAACAAAAGCCTAGACTAATCGAACGTGCAATTAACACCGGAACAAAGAACGCCATGCGCTGTGTAGAAATAGCGATGGGCTCTCCATTAACCGAAAAAGAAGAAACGGCAACTAAGAAATCTAAGATTAATCCTGAATGCCCAAGTATAGCGAACCCAAACTATGTACCATATTAAAAATATATTTTTAGTTGTGCTACTAGGAGTAGCACTTACTGGTTGTTCAACTGTATCTCAGTTAGACGTGTTTAGTAAACCTATTGAAAGAACACCATTAAATCTTTCTAAGCCTGAAGTTGCTGAGTTAGAGCAACTTAAATTTATTATTATTACTAGCGAAAACGCAGAAGAAGTATTTGCTAAACTTAAAAAGAAAAATACAGACGCTGTGTTGTTCGGTTTAACAGATGAAGGGTATGAGTCCCTTGCTAAGAACTTTGCGCATATACGGGCGTATATGCTTAAACAAGACGCCATTATAAACGAATACAAAGAGTACTACGAATCAGGAAAACCTGATAGCGTAGAGTAATGTTAAAACTAATATTAGTAGTTTTTCTATCTACGATGATATCTAGTTGCTCTGCAAAGAACTGTAAAATTTCATCAAGCGTAAGTGTCGAAGACGCACAAAAGATCGACATAGATAAAGTCACACCTCGTGCAACATTTAGTTGTGACATTTAATAAATTGGTTGACAAATAAGAATAGTTTTGTTATACTATTAAAATAATAACTAAAAATTTATGGCATATTCACAAAAAGTAGTAGATCGTTTTGAAGACGTTCTAAACAATCCGGCAAAGCATGGCGTGGGCCGCTTTGATCCAAACGATCCTAATGTAGCAACAGGAATGACAGGAGCACCGGCGTGTGGTGATGTTATGAAACTTGATTTAAAAGTTAATCCTGACACTGATGTTATTGAAGATGTAAAATTTAAAACATATGGATGTGGCAGTGCAATAGCAAGTTCAACAATGTTTGTTGAAATGCTTACTGGTCTTACAATGACACAAGCATTAGAGATCAAAGATAAAGATATTGCTGCTGCATTAGAACTTCCTCCAATTAAATTACATTGTTCAGTGTTAGCTGAAGATTCAATTAAACGTGCCCTGCAAGATTGGGACGAAAAGAAAGCAAAGCGCAAACACAACAGAGGACCTGAATAATGCCAATTAAATTTAAACCAACACAAATCACTGTAGATCGATCTACAGGAAAAAAATCTATTCAAAACTTTTATATGCAATCTACTCCGTTAACAGAGATAACAAGTGCATATGAAGCACACAATACTACTCCAAAATTTAAACAAAAGCTACGTAACGAACTTACTCGTAGAGGCCAATTAAGCTAGTAATAAACTAGTAGCTAGTAATAAACTAGCAATAAAAGATACATTAACTAAGAGGACGCAGCCGTGGCGTATTCAGATAAAGTGATGGACCATTACGAAAACCCTCGTAATGTTGGTAAGTGGGAAATAGATGATAGCATTGGAACTGGAATGGTAGGAGCTCCTGCGTGTGGCGATGTTATGCGTCTGCAAATTAAAGTAGAAGATAACATAATCACTGATGCTAAGTTTAAAACATATGGATGTGGTAGTGCTATTGCAAGTAGTAGCTTACTCACTGAATGGGTTAAAGGAATGACATTAGAAGGCGCAAGTGAGATAAAGAACACAGACCTTGCAACTGAACTTGCTCTACCTCCAGTAAAGATACATTGCAGTGTACTAGCAGAAGATGCTATCAAAGCTGCTATTGCAGATTATAAATCTAAGTGATAACAATTACTGAGGATGGTGCAACCCGTGTATCTGGCTTCTTAGAAACTCGTGGCAAAGGCCTAGGACTTAGAGTTAAGATAAAAACTACTGGTTGCTCAGGATATGCATATGTTTTAGAGTTTGTTGATACACTTAATGATGATGATACTGTGTTTGACTCCAACGGTATAAAGATTATTGTTGATAAAAAGTCACTAGTAATGATAGACGGAACTCATCTAGATTATGTCAAAGAAGGACTCAACGAAGGGTTTCAATTCAAAAATCCTTGGGAAGACGCAACTTGCGGCTGTGGCGAATCATTCACTCTTAAAAAGTAGTTAATGATAAATACAGTATAAGGAGCGAAAACATTATGTTGGAAATGATTGAAAGAATGGTGAGTGATCGCCTTTGGATTTATACCGCACTAGTTGGATCTCTTTTTGGACTTGCTTTCTCAACGTATTTTAAAGGTACAAGAATTGGGCTTTGGCTTTATGCTAAGTTTGATTTAACTGTAGACTTTTTAGTTACACGCTGGGGATGGACTTGGTTACAACAACCAGATGATGCGTGGCGTAAAAAGTACCCGCATGTAACTAAGAAGATTGATGAACTAGAAAAGCGAATCAATAAGTTAGAATCTAAAGGAGCGAAGAAATGAGTGACGAATCACAAACTAAAAAAGTAAATATTGAATTAGAAGTTGATACAAGTATCGTTGATAGTTCTAAAAATAGATATCAAGGCTTAATCGATCTTGCTAAAGCAGTAGACGCTTGGAGAATTTTTCCAAGAGCATTCCTAACTGTTTACATTGTACTACTATACAAAGTAGTAATTTGGTATATGGGCATCGGCACAGCAGTTACTATGGAACAAAGTGGGCTTGTATCAATTGTTGTTGGTGCTGGCGCAGCATGGTTTGGTTTATACACTGGAACCAGTAAGAAGTAGTCCGTTAGCATTTAAAAATAAGTACTAGTATGGATTATTACACTGTACTAGGCGTTAGCAAAAATGCTTCACAAGAAGAACTTAAGAAAGCATATAAGAAATCAAGTATGCAACATCACCCCGACAGGGGTGGTGATGAATCTAAGTTTAAAGAAATCAACGAAGCATACAGCACTCTAAAAGATCCCGTTAAAAGACAGCAGTACGACAGTCCTCAGCCACAGGGGTTCGAGCAAAACTATGGCAACTTCAACGATATATTTGGTAGTATGTTCGGCCAAGGGTTCCAACAACAACAAAGACGTCCTCAAAATAGACAAGTTGACATTGCAATTGACCTAACACTAGAAGAAGTGTTTGAAGGTAAACAGATTGCAATGGAAATCCAACTACCAACCGGTAGAACTAAATTAATCGATATTAATATTCCAGCAGGAGCCGATCACGGTCATACTGTCAGATATGCAGGAATGGGCGATAATTCTGTTCCAAACATTGCACCAGGCGACTTAATGGTGCATATTCGCATTCGCAATCACCGAGACTATCAACGTCACGGTGATAATATACTATGTGAGAAAAAAATGCTTGTGTGGGATTTAATGTTAGGATCAACTGTAGACATTACAACACTATCAGGCAGACAGTTAAGACTTAATATACCCGCTGGCTCACAACCTGATACAACATTAAGCTGTAACGGAGAAGGACTACCAAACATAAAAACAGGAAGGAAAGGCAACTTACTAGTTAGAATTAAAGCAATTGTTCCATCTAACCTAACACCAGAACAACGAAAAAAGATTATGGAAGTAAAACATGGATTATAAATTAGATTTAGATTATAAGTTAGGTATGCATCAATCGTTAAAAGAACAAAGCGATATATGGGATTTTGAAAAAGAAGAGTTAGATCCTGAAGAACTCGAACATGATATGTGTAACTTTATGTTAAATCACAACGGCATTGGTCTTGCTGCTAATCAATTAAATATTAGAAAGAGAGTATTTACAATTGGCTCTCAAAATGTTCCAGGCTTTCCTGAACCATTTGCTGTTTTTAATCCTGTAATTTTAGAATCCAGCGAAGATAAAGTTTTGCAGAAAGAAGGATGTTTGAGTTTTCCAGGACTATGGTTGCATTTAAAAAGACCCAAGTCAATTATAGCACAATATCAAAACTCTAAAGGCGTAACAAAAGAAGCAAAAATTGAAGGATACCTTGCTACATGCTTTCAACACGAATTAGATCACCTAAATGGCATTTGTTTCGTTGACAAAGTGGGGCGATTGAAGTTACAATTAGCTATGACGAAATTAAAAAAGAGATTAAAAAAACAATGATTGAACCTAGTAAACAACTACAAGCAATTTTTGACTCATCAGTTAGTATTGCACAAAAGTATACACATACCAACATTACTATTGAACACTTAGTATGTGCTATTTTTAGTGATACTGAAACCGCAGCAGGACTACAAGAGTTTGGTGCCGATGTTGATTTTATTAAAACTAACTTAGAGCACTATCTAAAAAATAATTTAGCTGATATTACATCTAACGATCCACAAATTGTACCTAAAAAAACTGCATCAGTCGAACGTGTTTTAAATAGATGCTTTACACAAGTGTTATTCAGTGGACGTAATCAAATTGAAACAGCTGATGTTATTATTAGTGTTATGAGTGAAAAGAATTCTTTTGCATTTTACTTCTTATCAAAAGGCGGAATTAATAAAGAAAAATTTGTCCAGCATTTCCAAAAGCATCACGTAAACAACGAAGAATTTTTTGAAGGCGACGAAGGAGAAGTTAATTTGAGTCCAGATCAGCTTGACAGGATTATTAATCAATTCTGTACTAACTTATCTATGAAAGCTAAACAGCGTGTAATTGATCCTGTTATCGGGCGTGATGATGAAATTGAAAAAATTGAATTAGTACTAGCTAGACGTAATAAAGCAAATGTACTAATGGTTGGTGATCCAGGAGTTGGTAAAACTGCTATTGCAGAAGGCCTTGCACGTAAGATTTTTGAAAAGAAAGTTCCTAAGTTTATTCAAGACCACCTTGTGTTTAGTTTAGATATTAGTGCATTAGTTGCTGGTAGTAAATATAGAGGCGACTTTGAAGAACGTATTAAAGCAGTATTAACAGCATTAGAACGCAAAGGTAATATTATTTTGTTCATCGACGAAGCACATATGATGAGCGGAGCTGGATCAGCATCACAAGGTTCAAACGATCTTGCTAACATGTTAAAGCCTGCACTTACTAAAGGCAACATGAAAGTTATTGCTTCAACTACTTGGGAAGAGTATCGCAAGTACTTTGAAAAGGATCGTGCATTAATGCGTCGATTCCAACGTGTAACTGTTGATGAACCTACACCTGAACTTACTGTAAAGATTATTAGAGGACTACGCAAGTACTATGAGCAACATCATAATGTTAAAATTACTGATGATGCTATCCAACAAGCAGTAAATCTTTCAATTAAATATATGGCTGATAAGAAATTACCAGACAAAGCAATTGATATTATTGATTGTGCATCTGCAAGGTACAAACTTAATGATGCTAAAGAAAATGAAGGCATCGTTCAGTTAGTTGATATTGAACAAGTTACATTTGAACTTTCTAAAATGATCAGTATGCCTTTAGAAACTGTATCACAAAAAGAAAGTGGTAACCTTGCAGGACTTGATGTTGCTATGAAGAAAGCAGTGTTTGGACAAGATACCGCAGTTGAATCTATTCTTGATAAAATCTTTGTTGCACAAAGTGGAATGAAAGATCCTAATAAACCTATTGGTAGCTTTTTATTCTTAGGCCCAACTGGCACAGGTAAAACTGAAACTGCAAAATCACTTGCTGATAAAATGGGCATGACACTTATTAGATTTGATATGAGTGAATACCAAGAAAAGCATAGTGTTGCAAGATTAATTGGTGCGCCTCCAGGGTACGTAGGTTACGATGATGATGCTGGACAGCTAATTAATAAACTACAAGAAACTCCTAATGCAGTATTACTATTAGACGAAATTGAAAAAGCACATAAGGATGTATCAAATATTTTGTTACAATTTATGGATAATGGATTTGTTACAGGCTCAAATGGTAAGAAAGCAGACGGACGTAATACTATTCTTATTATGACATCAAACTTAGGTGCTGCTGATAACGAATCAAAACTTATTGGTTTTGCTGACAATGAAAAAGATACTGAAGACGATAAAGCAGTTAAAAAGTTCTTTGCTCCAGAGTTTAGAAATAGACTTGATGGCACTGTTAAATTTGCTAAACTTTCTAAAACTGTTGTTAAGAGCATTGTTGGTAAATTTATTGCTGAACTTAATACTCAACTCAAAGAGAAAAACATTTTAATTACATTAGATAAAGATGCTGTTGACTGGGTAGCAAAGAAAGGTTACAATCCTAAGATGGGTGCAAGACCGTTAGCAAGAGTTATTGATACTAATATTAAAACGCCTCTAAGTCGAAGAGTGCTGTTTGGTGATTTAGCAGAGGGTGGCAAGGTTGCTGTTAGCATTGTAAATGATACACCTGAATTTAAAGTAACGCCAATGCCAAAGCCTTTAACTAAAGATCAACGTAAAGCAAAAAAGTTAGAAGCTAAAGCTAAAATTGAAGAGGCTACTAAGAGTGTTACAGAAACCCAAGATAACCAATAAGAAATTTTATAATAAGTTTATATATAAAGTTAGTTTAAAGTTGCCGGGAGCTCGCGCTCTTCGGCTGCTTTCATACGCTCAAATTATTAACTTTATTTCTGTTCCACCGCCACATAGCCATTATCAACCTGATCCTAATCGAGGCTATATGGACTGGAGAGTAAAAGTAGGCAATACAATACACAACAACGCCAAAACTTGGTCTAAAATTATATCTTTATTTTCTGGAGTGCCAAAAAAAGATCTTTCGTTTCGAGTTGAAGGTGAAAGTGTAGACGTATATACAAACGATGTTAGTTTATATAATGAAGTAAGCCAGCAATTTAATGATATAACACTCCAAAGATCGCAACCTGCTGCTGGTATGGAAGACATTCTACTTAATAGTACAAGAGAGATATTTGTAGATAAATTGCCGTATGGTCGATATAATTATCGAGTTGATTTAAAGTGGCCAACTAAATTAGCATGGGACGATATAGATAAATTATGCAATTTTTTTGAAGCACAACGTCCACGTATTACATTTACAGAATCTATTAAAAAATGGTTTTATGTTAATCGCCCTTATATGCAGACTCGAAGATACATCTATGTACAAGACGAACAAACATTAATGTTACTTAAATTAAGGTGTTCTGACAATATAGGCACAGTTTGTAAATATGTAGAAACAGGTAAATAGTAGTATGAGTAATGAGAGTAGACAATTATTAGGCCTAATTGATTCGGTAGTATCCGACTCAGCGTATACGTACGGGTCTAAATCAAAAGGCGCAGGGTATCATCGTAATAACGACGGTGTACATACTGTAGCTTATCAAGTGAACGCCTTCACTGGAACTATTAAAATCCAGGGAACATTAGCCGAAGATCCAGGTGATAATGACTGGGTAGATGTAATTGAATGGGGTGGAGATAGTGCATACTACTCTGCTAATGATTCAACAGATTACATTGGTACACAGACCTTTACAGGTAAATTTATCTGGTTACGTGTAGGACATAATGTACAAGACGGGCGTATTATCCAAGTTCTTTATAACTATTAAGTTTGCATTAAACAGCTAAATACAGTATAACTCTATTAAAGGATTATACTATGCGGGATCTATTGAACAAACTTAAACTACTAGAAAGTGCTGTAATCGATACAGAAACTTTTGCTGTTGAAGAAACAGAAGTGTCATCTGAAATAAGAGACAAAATTGGTGCGTGGATTGCTACGTTTGACACATACATTGGTGGCAATGGCGACACATTACCAGAAGGCTATTTGCAGTGGGCATTAAACTCAGGCATCACTACAGACTTTGTTGAAACTAATGAAGCTGACGCAATGATAAAAAAACATGGCGAAGATAAATTTGAAAACGATCCGATGTCATTTATTGATGAGATGCCAATCACAAAAGCATGTATAGATGAGCTTGAAGCAATTACAGGCAATGATGACCTTGAAGATAACGCAAAAATAATTGATCAGGTAATGAATAGTGACGGTAATGAATCAGTGAGTGTAAAAGCAACTGAAGATAAAAACAAACCTGGACAGGGTGCATTAGATAAATTTAGAGAGTTGCATAGAAAAAGTATTGGTTCAAATGATGACGAAGTTGTTTTGAAAGAGTTAATTGAAGTAATTAATGACGATTCTTTATTCGCAGATGAATTTACAGCACTTAGAGCGTTTACTAGTCCATCACAGTATGACGACTCAGAGATAGTGACAGTACAAGATATCCCTGGAAATACTCCTGATGAAAAAATTGAGACACTTCTAAAAGCAATAGATGATGATTCATGGGTAGAAAGTTTTGCTGAAATGTTAATGAAAGATTTTAGCATGGGAGAAAATACCAATCAAGAATTTGATAGAATTAAAGAACTTGCCGGTGCAAGTATTGATGAAACATATGATGACGATGATGCATTCTACGAAGCGTACGGTGAGATGTGGTTCAACGAAGATGAAATTATAGACGAAGCAGAGTATCAAGGACGCAAAGTTAAACTTGGCAAGCCAATGCAAGGTGATGTTAAGAAGTTTAAAGTTTATGTTAAAGATCCTAAAACAGGTAATGTTAAAAAAGTAAACTTTGGTCACGGCGGAAGTAGTGTTAAAGGTAAAGCTATGAGCATTAAAAAGAATAATCCAAAAAGACGCAAGAGCTTTAGAGCAAGACACAACTGTGATAATCCAGGACCGCGTACTAAAGCACGTTACTGGTCATGTAGGAAGTGGTAATATGTTATTAAACGAACTATTCTCAAGTATTGGTAGAGCAGAACACGAACGTGAAGAAGTTAATTGGCATGACGACTTAAGAGTCTTTATTGACAATGACAACGAAGCAATGACCAACGTGTTATTTCCTGCTATTAAGAAACATCAAAAATTTAAAGGTCACCCAAACGCATATAAAATTTATATTAGACCTTTAGAAAAGTGCAAAGAAATGTACTGCAATAAATTTGATATTCAAAACCCTGAAGAAAAGTTCACTAGAGAAAACCTTATTTCACTTGCTAGAGCAATGGCTAAGGAACAAGACGAACATATAGAGAATGGTGATTATGAGAATTAGAGATCTATTTGAAGCTGCTGGAGACAAGCATGTGTCTTTTTGCTTTGGACGTTTTAATCCACCTACCTTAGGTCATAAACAAGTGTTTGACACTTTAAAAAGTGTTGGTGGCGATTATAAAATCTATACTAGTCAAACCCAAAATAATAAAAAAGATCCCCTAGACTATGCTACTAAAGTAAATTTTATTCGTAAAATACATCCTTCATATGCTGATAACGTAGTTGAAGATACAAACCTTAATACCATTCTTAAAGTAGCAGTATCGTTAGAAGACCAAAATTATAATCATGTAACATTTGTTGCTGGTAGTGATAGAGTTGAAGCTATGGGCAAACTACTTAAAGATTATAACGGCAAAGAAGGCCCTCATGGGTATTATAATTTTGAAACAATCGATCTTAAATCCAGCGGTCAAAGAGAAGATGGTGCTGAAGGTGTAGAAGGTATTAGTGGTACACTAGCAAGAGCTGATGCTGCTAATAGTGATATAAATAAATTTGCACAACATACTGGTGCAGGTGAATTTGCTGACGAACTTTATAGCGCAGTAAGAAAAGGACTAGGTATTAAAGATGAAAACACAGGGGAAGACAATGAATAATAAAATAAGAAATGAAGCTAGATCAAGTGCATCAGACCAAGCGGCAGCAGCTGGCGCTTATAATGGTGGCAAGAGTATCGGTAAGCAAAATAAAAAACCCGGGCAAATGAAACGTTCACAAGCAGATAAAGATGCTGGTGTTGCAAGGATGCGTGATGAAGATGAAGCCGCTAAAAAAGCACAAAGAGATAGATTTGCCGCAATGAAAAAAGAATCGTACACTCCTACAAAAGACAAAGATGATTACGATGCTAAAGCAAAGGTCTTACAAGGTATTCAGTTAGATCCTGAAACTTCAAAAGATCCAGAACTTAGAAAAGAATTAATTAAACGCAAAAACGCATTAGAAAAAGACAAGGCAAAACTTACAGATGCGTACGATCATCCAGAAGGAGCGAAGCTATCACGTCTTGGTAGAATACTTATGGACAAAGCAATTACAACTAAAGACGATGCATTATCAAATGTACTGTCAAGAGTTGGAGACGAGCTAACACGTTATGGCGCACCAGGCGGAGCAAGAGATATTAAAGAGCTTGAGTCGAGAACAAAATTACCTCAAGCAAAAATTATGAAACTTATGTCATGGGCTGATTCACAAAAAGATGATAGCATATCTAAAGTTAAAGATCCTAAACCAAGCGATGAACCAGATGGAGAAGATGGAGAGTTTGACGAAGATATGCAAGGTAAAGACAATATGGGCTTTACAGATAAACAAATTAAAATGGCATATGGTGTTCTAAACAACCCAAGATACAAGGGAGGTAACTATTCAGGTGCTGTTGAAGTGATTAACAAAATTGCACCCGGCCTTGCAGATCATCCTAGTGTTGCAAAAGCACTACAAAGAACAAATGAAGCAGTTAAAGAAAGTGCTAACTTAACTGATAAAGAACTAGTAGACGCAGTGTTTAAAGCAATAGACCTAGCAAACAGTTTAGACGTACATTATGCTGTTGACAAAGTGGGCGAATTTGCAGAAGATCTGTATAGTGCAGTAAACGGCACAAATGAATCAGTGTGTTCAGAATGTAACAAGCCTAGATTTGTTGCTATGCCAGAGTCAATTCAAAAGCAATACAGCACTGTTAACGAAGAAAAACAAAAAGGCGTTGACGGCAAAGTATGCTGGAAAGGCTACAAGCGTATGGGCACCAAGAAAAAAGGTGGCAAGACTGTAGACAACTGTGTTAAAATGTAATGACTGAACTAGACGATATTGTTAGACTTGCCGGCATTAATGAATTCAAAGGATATACTCCTTGGGAAGGCAGCAATATTAGTATTAGTGGAAATGAAAAAGGCGAGCTAATGAAACAGCATGATATTAAACCAGGCACCCCTGAATGGTTTAAACTATGGTTTTCATTACCTAAGTTGACAGGCGAAAAAGCGATATGAAAATATCTGAAATAATGATTGAAGGTGACGGGCGTAAGAAAGGTATCCACGGCAAAGGTCATCCTAAGCGCAAAAAGCAACAAGCTGCTATACATGCTAACGAAGCTGTTTTCATCAACATGATGAAATCTTTTATTGTAGAAAACTTTAAACTTAAAAACTTTACAGAAGAACTAGGAGAACTAGATCCTTCTACTGAAATATATATAGATATGGACGGAGTACTTGCAGACTTTTTTGGTGACTGGGCTAAACTAATGGGTGTAGATAGTTTCCGTGATATTAAAGACCCTGGTCCTGCACTTGCAAAAATTAGAGCAACAGATGACTTTTGGTTAAAGTTACCATTACTTCCAGAAGCAAAAAAACTACTGTCATTAATTAAAGAAGTCAAAGGCGAATACAACATTTGTACAAGTCCGTTAGCAAATGATCCAAATTCAGAACCGCATAAGCGTGAATGGATTAAAAAGAATCTAGCATTTTTTCCACCTAAGAATATACACATTACACACGACAAGCCACAGTTTGCTAAAACAAACGATGGTGCACCTAATATATTAATTGATGATTACGGTGTTAACATTAATGCATGGGAAGCAGCTGG